GGCACCACACTCCCCGCATGACCGGGCTTTCCCGGTCTGCTCAGGGCACGCAAACGTGCCGGCCGGCACCGCCTCGCCCTCGCGATACCACGTGGCCCCGCGCTTCTTGGCCACCACACTGGAACTGAACCGGATGGCAAAGCGTTGCCAACCCATCTCGCTGGTCACACAGTCGATCGCATCACCAATGCGTGACTCCAGCCGATGCGCCGTATAGCCGAAGATCGCCAGCTTGGGGTGCAGCTTCAGCAACTCATGCCACAGCCGCACATACTCGACGCTGTAGAAATCCCCGAGCACGTGAAGCCTGACCAGTACCCCGCCCGGATTTCGGAACATCAGGCTGCCCACCTCATGGCCCAGCCTTGCCTCCAGCCACGCGCCATGAATGATGCGGCCGGCATAGGGCATGTTTGAGCCATAACAGTCATGCCAGCGCTCACACGTGCGCGGGCAGCTGGCGCGCTCCTCCAGCGTCAGCGTGTAGATGCGGTAGCCCTTGAATGGACCCTTGGTGACCTTGCCGCCGATCTTGTCGCTGTAGGTGCCCGGCTTGAGTAGTGGGAACCGATAGTCCCGGGGGTGCTTGCGCGTGCGCGGGAACTGGGTGCGGCCTTCCTCGACAGCCAGCGCCGATATGCGCTGGGCGGGCTTCCGTAGTCGGGGCACGGTCGGCATGATGCGCTCGATATGCGCGCGCGTCTTGCCGAGCTTGGTCAGCTGAAGGTTTTGCCATGTGCCGTCGTCGCCGCGCTCGATGAAGCCACGCGCCTCCAGCCGCACCAGCATGCCCAGTACCTTGCCCCGGTCACGCGACGTGACGTAGTCATCCTGCTTGATGAACCGGGCCAAGGTAGTACTGTTGATCGAGCCATCCTTGGGGTAGCTGTCGATCGCCAGCAACGCCGCCTGCTCGGCAAAGCCGAGGTTTTTCCGCATGTGTTCAGGATCGAGGCTTCGCACCGAAATGAAATCCCTTGGTGATGGCGTAGGCCAGAAAATCCGACAAGCTCATCAGCTCGCGATCGACGTAGATCGCTTCCAGCTTCGCCATGTTGGGGTGTCGCACGTTGGCGTCGTACACGGTTGGTCCTAGGCGGCGGACGTAATTCTCGGCCGCCTCGACCATGCGCTCGAAATCGGAAACCTTACGGGCTTCCGAAGGGGTGGGGGTTTTCTCGCCTGTCGCGACCAGCGTCACCACGCGATACCACGTGACCGCACGCGAGCCCTTTTCCAGCAGGTTGCCGTTGACGCGAACCCGCTGGCAGCGAATGACACCGCTCTGCGTCAGCTGCTTGAACCAGCTCTGCACGCCCATGTAATCGTGGTTGAGCCGATAGGCCAATTCACGATCGTTGGGCAACGCCTCGCCCTTGGCGATGCAGCGCTTGATCTCGGCCAGTACCTTGGCCATGCCCTCTTCCCCGGTGACGCGGTTGCGCTCGTAGCTGCGCTCCCATTCCGGATGGGACTCGATGACCTCGGTGACCTTGCGCGCGGGCAGCAGGACGTTGCGCCCGATCTGGGGGATCGAAATCTTGGTTTCGGTCCAGAAGTACTTGATGCGGCGCTCGCGGGCGGCTTCAATGTTGCTCTTGCCGGGCTGGGTAGTACTGAAACCTACCGGGACACTCGACAGGACCGCTACGCTCATCAGACCATCCCAAGCGCGTGCTTGTAGGTATCGAGGATGGCGTCTTGCTCATCCCGGTCGGCCGCATCCATCTTCCGTAGCTGGACGATCTTGCGCAGGGTTTTGACATCGTAGCCAACCCCCTTGGCCTCGGCGTAGATGTCGCGGATATCGCCGGCAATCGCCTTGCGCTCCTCCTCCAGCTTCTCGACCCGCTCGACGAAGCTCTTCAGCCGATCAGCTGAAATGCTGTTGTGCCCCCGTCCCGGCCTGCGCCGCTGGACATCCTGCTCTTCACGAACCTGTGGCATAGTACTACTCCCCTTGTTGTTGTGATTACCCGCTACAAGACATGCTGACCGCGAGCGGCATCCCGGCATCGCCATCGTCCATGCGCGAGGCAAGGCTCAACAGCTCGCCGCGCAAAATCTCGATCACATCCTGCTGATTGACCCCGTAGGCATCGGCCAGTTGCTTGAGCGGCCGGCGATTGACCACCATGTGGAACACGACATCGACGTGCCTGATCTTGCGCGTGCCGACCACGATCGGCCGCCGATTGCGCGCCATCTCGTACCACGGTGAGTAGTACTGTCGGTAAGCTTGGCTCAGTACCACGCCCATCGGCACGATGCCGCGAAAGCCGCCACCACTACCCTGCGAGAAGTTGGTGCTGCGCGCGCCCAAGAATTTGTCGAACGCCGCCCACACCTGCTCGATCAGCGCCGCCGCGTTGCGTTCGGGATTGCCCAGATGCTCAAGGCGGTACAGCCGCTCGACCGGCGACTCGGTGGAGGCTGTGGTGTCGGTGCGATAGTCGGTGTCACGCAGCAGGCCAGCCAGCGCGGACTCTTCGAAGCAGACCTCATGGCCAAACTGCTTCAGCGCCTGCTTGCGAAAAGCGAAGGCCAGCGAGTTGACCATGTCGCGCATTTGCCGGTTGCCTGAATGGCCCAGTAGCGCAACCTTGCAGATTGCGTACTGCACCCGGAAAACATCCGGATCAGCCAAGAGGGGCAGCGCCGCTGGAGGCTCTTCTGAAATTTTTTCGTCCATTTGATTTTTGTAGAGGGTGCATAGGGATAGCACGAATTTTGAAGTCGGTAGTGGTGACTTATCAACAGGGTTCGAAAATGTCCGTGCAGTCTGGTGCGTCTGATTAGATCGAGGGAATAAATTTCCAGCCCGGGAACCCAACCACCCACACACCCCTACGAAGTAGGGGGGTGGTGTGGGTGACCCGGTCAGGATTGCCGGTAGTACCCTCATAAAATTGTAAGGGTAGTACCATGGTAAAGAAAACAACCACCAGCCCTCAACTCAAGACAGCACTGGACGCCCTCATCGGTCTCAATCTCGATGAGCTGAAGCAAGCTACTACTCGGGCGGCAACCCTGATGAGGACTCTCGGCGGCAAGCCAGTTCTCAATGACGCTCAGCCAATACCTCAGGACGACTGGATACTGGAAGGCCTCTACACCGCGCTGCGCCACGCTGATCGAAAGTGGATGTGCCTGCCCTTTGGCAAGCTGGTTGACCTGCCGGCCTACCGCAAAAGCTATGTGAAGTTCGCGCCGCTTATCCGCAGCGATATCGAGTCAAGATTCAAACCCGCGTTATCCCCTGCCGAAAAAATATCGCTGGGGGAAACGTTAGGCACAGCCTTTCTCGATTATGTCTGGGAGCGCAGCCAAGTCACGCATCTGTCGGGCCTGCTCTACCGCATCGAGCTTTATGCCGAAGCGATGGAGAACGCTTTTCCGAACTATGCGGCGAACGGCCTGCTGCGGGCTTTGCTGAAAGGACGTTCTCTTGCCTGACCAGAATTTCCTCACGGGAGCGATGCAGGAATCGTTGCTGACCCTGCTTGCGTTCGACGACGTTCATGCCAAGACGGTAGTGGGCCAGCTCGATCTCAAGTATTTCGATCGGCCGTATCGTGATCTCGCTGAGAAGATCATCGACTACCGCCAGCGCTTCCGTAGTCCGCCCGGCGCGGCCCATCTCGATGACCTGTTCGACGCCATGCTGGAAAGCGGTGACCAGCAGAACCGCACGCTGATCCACAACATGCTGGAAGGCATGGTGCGGCAGTCAAAAAACCTCAATGCCGAGTACGTTTCCAACCGCGTCACCGACTTCATCCGCCGGCAGGTGCTGAAAGACGCCGTGGTGCGGGCCGGCGAAGCGATCGGCCAAGGTGGTGAAAACACCGATGACCGCGTGGCGGCGATCCTTGAAAAGGCGATCAAGTTTCGTGAGCAGTCGACTCATCTCGGCGTGCGGCTGTCGAGCGTCGATGACACGCTGGGTTTTCTCGATCATCCGGCCGAGGTTTTCAGCTGGGGCATCAAGCAGCTCGACCACTATGAGCTGGGCCCGACCCGCAAGGAACTACTTCTCTACATCGCCCCGCGTAAGAAGGGCAAAACATGGGCGATGGTGCATCTCGGAAAGATGAACCTGATGCTGGGCTGGCGCGTGCTGCACATCTCGCTCGAAATGAGCGAGCAGAAGATCAGCCAGCGTTACCTGCAAAGCCTGTTCGGCGTCGCCAAGCGCCCCGAGCGGTCGACCTTCACCCACCTCGATCTCGATGAGTTCGGCAACATTCAGGAACTACGGAAGGATCACCGCATGCCGCGCCTGCACTTCGCGGACGCGGACATCCGGCGCAAGCTGGCCAACAAGATCAAGCAGGGTGGTGCTAGGTTTAATAACCTGATCATCAAGAGCTGGCCATCTGGCACGCTGACCACTACCCGGCTCAACTCCTACCTCGACTATCTGGAGTCGGCCGAGAATTTCATGCCTGACATCATTCTCGTCGACTACCCCAACCTGATGAGCATCGACGCCAAGAACTTCCGGCTGGAGCTGGGTCGCCGGCTGGTCGAGCTGCGCGGCATTGCCGATGAGCGCAACGCCGCTATGGTGTGCCCGACGCAGGGTAATAGGCAGAGCCAGAACGCGCGCGAGGTCGACGAGTCGGACGTGGGTGAGGATATCTCGATGGTGGCGACCGCCGACACGATCATCACCTACAGCCAGACCAAGGCCGAGAAGTCGCTAAAGCTCGCGCGCCTCACGGTGACCAACGCCCGCAACGATGCCGATGGCGTCGGGGTACTGGTTGCGCAGGACTATGCGACCGGCCAGTTCTGCCTCGATAGCTCACGCCTCACGAACAAGTACGATTTGGCGCTGAAGCGTGCGACCGGAGACATGACGGATGGGGATGACGATGACTAGCACCGCAGTGGCCTACGTCTTGATCGTGATTTTTGGCTACAGCCAATACACTCGTGTGAACACGCAAGAGTTTGACAGCTACGACTCCTGCCATGCGGCGGAAAAGTGGATTGAGCATACCCTGTCCAACAGGGCTTATGGCTATAAGCCTACCGACGACAATTTCAGAACCGTGTGCATTCCAAAATGATTCACAAGCGGGCGATCGAGGAATTTCTCAACCAGCAGCTCGACGACTTCACATGGATGAAGAAGCTGCCTGAGAAGGAGATCGATCAGGCAATTTCTGAACTAGTACCCCGGCCGTACTTTGATCGTGAACCGCTCGACCTCCACCAGAAGGTGTCCTTCCTTCTCGGGCTCGCCTACCCGGGCTTTTACCTCCAGCTCGATATGGGTCTGGGCAAAACAAGAGTCGCCTTGGAGCTTTTCAAGTACCGATATGAGATGGGTGAGATACATCGTGGGCTCTTCCTAGTACCTACGGACACCGTAGCGAAAAGCTGGCGCGACGAAATAGCCAAATGGATGCCCCATGTCCCCAAATTGATCCTGCTCGACATGAGTACGACCGAGAAATGGCAACTACTTGATCAGTTCGAAAGCGGCATCATCGTCGTCACCTACGCGGCGTTCCTGTGGATGGTGACCGAGCTTGAGGCCCAGAAGGGCAAGCGCAAGAAAAAGCTGATGCTGCAGGGCCGGCTGATCCGCAAGGTGGTGAAGCTCTTCCAGTCGATGACGCTCGACGAAGCGACCAAGCTCTCGACCAAGGACAGTGCCATCCACGTGGCGCTGCGCAACATGGCCAAGGACGTGCCCTTTCGCGTGCTCATGGCGGGCCGTCCCTTTGGCAAGGACCCGGTCGACACATGGAGCCAGTACTACATCGTCGATCGCGGCGCGACGCTGGGCGAGACGCTGGGGCTTTTCCGCGAAGCCTTCTACATCGCCAAGTCCAAGTTCAATCCGCAGGGCAAGGGCTTTTGGCACAGTCGCATGAAATACGCGATGGACTACAAGCTCAATCCGGCGCGCGAGGAACTACTCTCCCGCTTCCTTGGCAATCGGTCGATCTACTACTCGGCCGAAGAGGCTATTACCCTGCCGCCTCAGGTGCCGGTCAAGAAGTACTGCGACATGCCCGATCAGCAGCGCACCTACTGGGATGGCATCCTGAAGCGCATCAAGCAGAGCTACGCCGCCGCCAAGCGCGGCGAGGGCGAGATCGAGCGTGAGAATACCTTCCTGCGCATGCGCCAGCTGAGCAGTGGCTTCCTCGGGATCAAGGATGAAGATGACGGCAAGATCGAGATCACCTTCAAGGAAAATCCCAAGCTACTACTTTTGCTCGACGTGCTCGACGAAATGCCTGAAGGCGCGCAGGCTCTGGTCTGCACCGAGTTCAACACCACGGGCCGGCTGATCCATGAGGCCCTGACCAAGCTCAAGGTACCGCACGGCTGGGTGTATGGGGGTACTAGTTCCAAGCAGTACGATGACATCAAGCATCGTCTCGATACCGAGCCCGGCTACCATCTGGTGGGTGGTTGGAAAAAGATGGGCATCGGCATCAACGCGCAAGCCGCCAGCTATGTTATCTTTTTCGAGACGCCCACCAACCCGCTCGATCGCGAGCAGTTCATCAGACGCGCGCTGCGCAAGGGATCGGAAAAGCTGCACAAGCGCATCTTCGTCGTCGACCTGATCATGCGCGACACCAAGGACGAGCCGATCCTTGACGCGATTGCCGAGGGTGACGATCTTCACACCCGACTTCTCAAGACACCGAGGCTTTTGATAGATGACGATCAAGTTCGAAGTGACGCCGCGCATGCTGATGGCCGCGTGGAACGTGGTGCGAGACCGCTGGCCAGTCGTAAACGTCCAAGGTCACCTAGTACCCGCAAAGGGGCCGTTCCTACAGCCCGGGCCCGGCTTCAAGGAAGCGATCGAAGCAGCCTTCGCTGAATGGGAACGAGAGAAAGTTAAATGACTTTGTCTGTTTCAAATTGAACAAGTGCTCGCGATGAACGCTTTCAGTTGGGAAAGGTTGCTGGTTGATAACGGCGTTCAGTTTGTAGAACGAGGGCCGAACATCAACCGGCGTCAACTGGGGATTAAATGTCCGTGGTGCGGAGCTGCAGACCCCAGCGAGCACATGGTGCTACCCCGCAACGGTAGTTGGTATAGCTGCCGAAGAAATCGCAGCCACGGTTCAGATACGCCCCATAGATTGATTCAGCAGTTGCTGAGCTGCTCATATGCTGTGGCCGAGTCGATGGTGGGTGACCAAGCCCCCTCGCGTGATCCGGACGCCGCCTTTGCCGATCAGGTGCGCCAGCTGGTCCGGGGCCCCTCCAACCCAACTACGGAAGAGCAGCCCAAACCGCTGGCTTTTCCACCGGCCTTCCGGCCGCTGGCCGACAAAGGCATGGGCCGACGCTTCTGTGACTATTTGAGGACAAGGCATTACTCGACCCATGACATCGCCAAACTGGCGCACGTCTACCGGCTCCAATACGCGACCACTGGCCCCTACGGCTATCGCCTGATCGTGCCGGTCTACACCGACGATGGATTGATGAGCTGGACGGGGCGCACCATCAGCGAACGCGATGAGGTGCGCTACAAGTCACACAGCGGTCTCGACTACTGGCCGAACGATCCGCCGCCGATCTGGAATATTCATGATCTCCTGCTGAACGAGCACGATCTGAGTATCGAGACGGCCGAGGTATTGGTTGTGGCCGAAGGTCCGTTCGACGGCATGCGTCTCGACTACGTTGGTTATCCCCACATCCGTGGGACGTGTTTCTTTGGAAAAAGCGTGTCGCGATTGCAAGCGACCAAACTCAACAACTTGGGTGTGCACTACAAGAGGAAGTGGGTGCTGCTCGATGAGGACGCCAAGATAGATGCCTTGCGAGTTCAATCACAGCTAGAACCGGGTGGCTTCCGTATCAGGTTCATGGAGGGGGGTAAGGACCCTGCTGCACTTAGCGAGAATGAAATCAATCGACTTATCGATTCACTGTGAAGATTTTTTGATAGTCCATCCACAGGAGGTACTACTACACCTTTGATCCAACACGAGCGGGGGCTTGTGAAAATGGATCACTCCTCTCTAATTACGCGATCCTGCGCGGCCCTCGTCGTGATCACAAAGACGAGGGAGAATAAATGGACCTCATCGTTTGCCCGATGCCAGACAAGACGCTGGTGGGTTGGCTCTATCGTTATGCTCGCAAAAACTACTACCGCGTCGCCCACTACATGGAGCTGACCGACCTGCAGCAGGAGTACTACAAGGTTTACACCCGCTGCTTTTATCGTTACCCCAATACCAAGAACAGACACTTGATGGCACTGGTCCGGCGCAGCGTCATCAATCACACCCACGATCTCGCGCGCCGGGGCAAGACATTGAAGAACTTCGTGCTCGAAACTGATCTGCCGAATGACGCCCTGATTGATCTTGGCCCTGAATTCAGCCCGATCGAGCGGCTGGAGGAAGCCGAGGCCCGCAGCGATCTGCAGGGTATCCTGATGGTGATCGCCGAGGCCCCAACTACGGAAGTGAGGTCGATCCTTGTGACCTTCCTAACCGAGGGGGTGGCGTTCCTCAGCCGGCCAATTATCGATCGCCTGAGGCTGGCATCCGAAACCCCCTGTGAATATATTTGCCGGGTACTGGGCTGGGAACCAGTAGTGGCTAAAAATGCGCTATACCAGACACGAAAGTACCTTCACGGCGATCTACTACCCGTATAGGGTAGTAACTTCCCACTTGACGCACACAATCTAGCTACTAGATAGGATTCCAAATGCCGGAAAAGCAAATCACTCTTGAGCAGGAACTGGAGCAAGCCGCTGGTCTCAAAAAGGCCAAGACGGAAAGCCGCCCCAACTACCTCAAACGCGTAGTGGCCGCTATTGCCGACGTGCCTGAAGCGGATTGGAACGCGCTCTCAAAGCCCGCCAAGAAATGGTACGACGATCAGGTGACGCGCATCGACAAGGGTGCCGAACCTGAGGAAATTCCCGGCCACGTCGATGTGGCCGATGATGAGGAGGCCAAAATGGCTGACAAGAAAAAGGCTGAGCCCGTCAAGGACCAGCCGGCTGCAAGCAGGAAGGCTGCCAAGCCGAAGGTGGCTGCGAAGAAGGCGGCCAAGGTGGCCAAGCCCAAAGTCGCCGTGAAGAAGGCGGCCAAGCCGAAGGCTGCGCCGAAGCGCGCCGTCGCTGCTACTGCACCTGCCGCGTCGAACGGGCATGCGCCGGCCAAGACCAAGACGCCGAAGCGCAAAATCATGAAGGTCAAGGGCATGACGATGGCGCAGGCCATTCGCAGCACGACCCTGAAAAAGTTCAGCATGAGCGAGGAGGATATGCTCGCCAAGCTGAAGCCTGATTATCCCACGATCACCATTGGCACCGTCAGCACCGGGCGGGCCACTACTCGTGCGGTCGTCAGTGAGCTGTTGCGCATGAATGCGCTTGTTCCCGAGTTTCGAGACAAATTCAGCAGCGCCGCCTAATCGCGCCCCCGCACGGTTAGGATTGTGGAACGGTCCCGGGTACCCCCCGGGGCCGTTTTCATGTAGGCTCCCCGCTTCTCTGACCGACAGGGGTTTGAACCGATGAATGACGGCAGCAGCATCCTTTCCAAGGAGGGAGCCTATATCGACGAAGCGGCCGGTGACGACTACCTCGCCAAGGCCAACGATGAAGCCCGGCAAAAGGAATGGGCCAAGATCGGCCTGCCCGACCCCTGCATGGTTCGCGCGTGGTGGGCGCTCAAGCGCGAGCTGCCGGTCAACGAAATGAACTACCGCACGTGGCTCGACAACGGGGCGCTGGTGTTCATCCCGACAGTCGGCAATGGTGAATGGAACTACAACACCTCGATGGAGCTGGGGCGGCTGGAAAACCGGCTGCGCGACCATCTCGCCCAGCCCGTGGTCGAGCCCGAGCCGCCCGCCAAGCAGCCTGAGTCCCCAGCCGAAACCCACACCGACCAAAGTCCTCCACAGGAAAATTAACAGGTCCGCCCCCGTGCATGGAGGTGTCGAGCGTATGGATAGAGGGAGACCTAGCGTGAGGCTCCCTCTTGAAGAAATCCCGCATTGAACTGGAAAAGGCGCTCAAGCTTGTCGCGCCTGCGCTCTACGCCAAGGACGGCGTCGATGAGCTTGCCTGCATCTGGTTTCACGATAACGACGCCTCGACCTATGATGGCGAGCTGGGCCTGATCGCCCGCGCCCATGCAGGTTTCGACGGCGGGGTGAAGGGCTCGACGATTCTCAACATCGTGAGCAACAGCGCCGCCAAGGATATCGAGCTTGAGCCGGCCAACGGCGAGCTGGGGCAGATCGTCAAGATGAAGGCCGGCCGCTCCAAGATCGAGCTGCCTTTACTCCCTGTCGCGCGTCGCCCCAAATGGCCCGAAAGCCTTGAAGTCGACAACCCGGTCGAGATCACCGACGATCTTCTGGAAGCGCTGAAGCTCGGCTACGTCGCTTGCGGAAACAACGAAAGCCGCCCCGACTTCTTCGGCACGACCCTGATGAAGGTCAATGACGAGCTGCAGATGTTCACCAGCGATGGGGCGACCGCGACAGCGGCCTTCTGCGCTCTGCCCAAGGACTGGACAGCCGATCGCGTGGCATGGCCGCGCCGCTTCTGCGAACAGCTGGTGCGCCTGTTCGACAAGGACGACGGTTGGCTCAACATCACCCCGGGCAACGTGCTGGCCCAGCGCGAGGACAAGCTTTGGCTGCTCGGTCGCGAGCTTCACGTCACACAACCCATCAACTACGGGGCCATGTTCGCCCGCGTCGTGCCCGAGTCATTCGAGAAGGACTGCTACCCTATTCCCGAAGGCTTCAAGAACGCACTTGAGACGGCTTCGGTACTACTCGCCAAGCAGAAAGAATCACGCATCAAGATCGAGGCGGCCGGCAAGGAGCTGAAGCTGTCAGGCGGCGGTGATGCGGGCCAGTACTCTGACGAGCTGAAGATCGATGGCAAGCAGGAAAGCATCGCCTTGCGCGCGGACCCCATGCTGGTGCGGCGCATCCTGCCTCATGTCGATCGCATGTTGCTGACCGACGATGTGATCATCTTCGGCAAGAGCGAGTCCGATTTCACCCACGTGATCAGCTGCTCGCGAGCGCTCTAGGATGGGCCATCTCTTCACTGCGCTGGAAGCGCCGCTGCCTGACCAGAAGCGGACCACCTCCTCAGTCAACATGATGCACCAGCTGGGCTGTCGCATCTGTCCACGCGCCAATCAAAGCTGTCGCACCCCGCAGATGAAGCCGAGCGGCAGCCGCGAGCCACTGGTCTACATGCTTGGCCTGCAGCCCGATCGCGAGGACGATGAGGACGACGCGCAATTCTCGCCCGACAGCCGAGGTGGGCGACTGCTGCGGGCCTATATGCCCGAGGATGTCGAGCCGTCCGATATCCGCTGGAACTACATCGTGCGCACGCGCGGCGATGGCACGCCTCCAACGCCGGCCATGATCGAATGCTGCCGCAAGTCGATCGAGCAGGACATCATCGAATCCCAGCCCGTGGCGATCTGGGGCTTTGGCGATACGGTGCTGAAGTGGGTGCGGCCGGGCCAGCGCATCGCTGACCTGCGCGGCCGGCGCTTTCCCGTGCGCTTCGGCGACTTCGTCACATGGTACTACTGCTTTGACGATCCCGGCCTGCTGCGCCAGCCGGTCAAGACGAAGTGGGGCTGGAAGGTCGATCCCGAGCGCGAGCGCAGTTTCCGCTTCGATCTCAGGCGGGCCGTGAACCTGATGGAGTACGGCGACGAGCCCGAGCACCACACCAACAGCCAAGCCTTTGCCGGCATCGAGGTGATCACGCGGCAGAGCGGGGGGCTTGCCCGTGTTCTGGAAATCCTGAAGGAAGCCAGCCAGCAGGACGTGATCGGCTACGATTACGAGACCAGCAAGATCAGGCCTTACGAACAGCGCCATGCGGCGATCAAGCCGATGATCCTGTCGCTGGGCTTGGCGTGGGGTGACAAGTCCTATGCCTTTGGCCTGAATCACCGGCAGGCCGGCTGGTCACCCGCCGAACTACGGAAGATCGAGGACGGCATCACCGAGCTGCTGATGTCGCCAGCCGGCAAGGCCGCCCACAACCTTGCTTTTGAGCTGGAATGGACCGGCGTGAAGTTTGGCCACCAGTACATCCGCGACAACAACTGGGAGGACAGTCTCAGCCAAGCCTTCATTCTCGATGAGCGCACAGGCGGCCGAAAGCAGAAGAACGGTCCGGCGTCGCTGCACTTCCATTGCCTGCTTCACTTCGGCGTTCCGCTCAAGGACCTGTCACCTGAGATCGATTCGAACAGCAAGAAGGACATGGCGGCGCAGCCACTAGCTGCGATCCTTCCCTACAATGCGCTCGACGCCAAGTACCATCTAAAGACCTACTTCTCCCAGATGAAGCAGCTGCAGCGCGAGCAGCTGGTCGACGCGTACCGCATGAAGGTGCGGCAGGTTCAGACCGTGAGTCTGACCCAGATCAAGGGTGCGCCGATCGATGCCGACGAAAACCAGCGCTTCTATGAAATCTATGCGCCGCGCGTTGCCGAGGCCGAGAAGGAGATCGTCAAGTCGCCGCACTACAAGGCGTTCCAGCTCAAGACCAACCGCTTCTTCAATCCGGCGTCCGATCCCGACATGCAGATCATGTTGAAGGACATCGTCAAGGCGAACATCGAGGTCGATAAGGACGGCAACATCTCGACCGAGCGCGAGGTACTGGAGAAGGTTCGCGATCCGATCATCAAGCCGATACTGGCGCATCGTCGCGCCAGCAAGGCGCTGTCAACCTACGTGCTGCCCCTGCGCCCCGACAGCGAGGACAATTACGACGGCACGATCCACACCATCCTGAACACGACCGTCGCACGGACCGGACGTCTCTCATCCGAGGCTCCTAACATCCAGAATTTCCCGGTGCGTGATCCGGAGATGGGTAAGGTCCGCGCCCAGATCGCGGACAAGATCGATGGAAAGCTCGTGATGAAGGTCGACTACGGGCAGATCGAGGCCCGAGTCATCGCCATGGTCAGCCGTGATGCGGCGTTCGTCAAAGCGCTGTGGGAGCGGTACGACATCCACATGGCGTGGGCGCTCAAGATTTACGAAGCCGCCCCCTATGTGCTGAAGCGCTGGCCGCAAGGCGATGATTATCCAACTATGGATAAGCGCATGAAGGCGCTGCGCACAGCGGTCAAAAACGAGTGGACCTTTCCCTTGTTCTTCGGTGCGCAGCTGAGCGGCGTCGCTCGATTCCTAGAAGTGCAGGAACGGGACCTGATCGACCTGCGCGATGAGTGGTGGGATACCTTCAAGGGCGTGAAGGCGTGGCAGGAAAAGCTCAAGGCCGAGTACCGCGAGACAAACGAGATCACCTACATCACCGGCCGCAAGGCGCGTGGTCCGATCAGCGAGAACCAGCTTTTCAACTACCCCATTCAGGGCCCGACCTGCGATATCATCATGAACGCGATGGATCGTGTTTCACGCCGCTCGCTCGACGATTGGAACTACCAACCGATCTTTCAAATCCATGACGACCTTACTTTCCTACTACCCGAGAAGGGTATCGAGGACTATGCCGACAACATCATCAGCGACATGCTGGCGGTGCCGTTCGATTTCGTGAATGTGCCGATCACGCTTGAAGTGGCGATCGGTCCCAACTGGCACGACGTGCACAGCGAGGGAGATTTCAGTTCGGATAATTGGAAGATGGCAGCATAGGGGTACTAGTCATGGCATTGTGGACCAAGGCAGGAATCAAGACACTCAAGGATGCGATCGAGCTGGCGCGCGCCCCAGACACGCCTCCTGACCGGCATGATCAGATGGTGAAGATGATCGTCGGCTCGATGACGCCCAGCCACTGGGAAGTATTCGAGCAGCTACACTTCACCGGGCCCGTATGGGATGGCAGCATTATCAGCAAAGCACATCGAAACGATCTGATCGAAGTCGGGCTTGCGACGCGCGTCTGTTACAAGGGCGCGCAAGGCTACACAGCTACTACCTACCCAGCCTACACCGTGTGGCTGGAGAGTGGGCGCAAGAGAAAGCTCGCCGCATGAGCAGCGGTGGGTACAGCCTCACCGAGGCATGGAACCTGCAAATGCAGGGCCGTATCGACACGCTTGAGAAGCTGCTGCTCGAAGCTGCCGCTCAATTCGAGTTCTACGAACAGCAGCATCTCACCAAGCGCCCGCCCGATCACGAGAAGGCCAAGACAAACCGGGAATGGGCGGCACGTATCCACAAGGCCATCAGCAAGGATTTCAGGCACAACTGGGTGAGGTCGACGCTGGGGCACGGCGAAGCGATGTGCTCGAAATGCAAGCTGACCAACCGTGAGGCTGCAGTACTAGGCCTCATCAATGAATGCACACAGCGGGGATAAGAGAATGGCGACCGAGCAAATCATCACGCGCTATAGACCAGCCCAGTTCAAGGAAATACTCGGTCAGGAAGGTGCGGTGCGGGCGGTCGAGCAGTTGCTTGACGGTAGTACTCACAATTTCATGTTCAGCGGCCCGCCCGGCGTCGGCAAGACGACGCTGGCCAAGGTGGCGGCTGGCGCGCTGGGCTGTACGACGATCGATGAGATCGATGCGGTGTCCAATTCAGGCGTGGACGAGATGCGCGAGCGGACGCGACTCGCCAAGTACCCACCATTGGAAGGCGGCTCGCGCGCCATCATCGTCGATGAGTGTCACGGCCTCAGCCAGAAGGCATGGGAAAGCCTGCTGATCGAGCTGGAGAACCCGGCTCCCTTCAACTTTTGGTTTTTCAGCACGACCACGCCGCAGAAGATGCCGATTGCCGTGAAACAACGTTGTGTCTGCATCACGCTTGTGCCGGTAAACACGGGCGTGATCGAGAAGGTATTATGGGACATAGCCGACGCTGAGAAATGGGACCCTCTGAACAAGGCGGTCACGATCGCCGCCGCCAAGGCCGATGGCAGCGTGCGGCAGGGCATCCAGAACCTGCTCAAGATCAAGGACTGCAATGAGATCGACGAAGTCTACGACATGCTCGACGAGCAGCCCGGCGCGTCTCAGGGCATCGATTTGGCGCGGGCGCTGGTCAAGCACGCTAGATGGCCCGAGCTGATCGAGATCGCCAAGACCCTGCCGCCGAACACCATCGAGTCCACCCGCTACCTGATCGTGAATTACGTCGCCAAGGTAGTGGTTGGTGCGAAGGGAAGCGATCTGGAGAACGGACTGGCGATCCTGAGGGCTTTCTCCAAACCGTTCGCAAGTGGGGAAGGACTTGCCCCACTACTACTGGCGATCGCTGAAATCATGGATGGGAGAAGTAAATGAGCGACCTACCTACTACTGCAGACCTCAAGGCCATGCAGGCTGTCCATGATCGCATGCGCGACATGGTCGGGATCGACAAGCATGCGCTCGACGACGAGCTGGCGACGCAGGCCGAGAAGTTCCGCGACGTGCTCGACGGGCTACGGATGACGATCAGCTACTTGGCCGCCGCCAAGGACAACTTCGATCAAGTCGAGGCCGAGTTGGATCAGGCCGAGCGCGAGGCTCATGAGCGCCGGTATGCCGGCGTCGAGAAGGCCCCTCGCCTCACCGACACGGCGGTGCGCAAGGCGGTCATGACCGCTGGCCGATGGATCGAAGCCAAAACGATCCGCCGCGAATGGGAGGACATGGAGCGGGCGATGAGCTTCCTCAAAGACGTGTTCGCCCAGCGGTCGTCGAACATGAAGGAGCTACCAACGCTCTACGCGGCCGGCTACTGGCAAAGCAACAGCTCGGATGGGCGGCCCTACCGGGAGCGGCAGGCTGATGCCGTGCGGGAGGAAGCCGGCCGGCGGCGGGCTGAGGCCACCTCAACTACGGAACGGCGTCGCCCGAGGGATCGCTGATGAATTTGTGGTTATACACAACTTTTTTCGGCGTCGGTGCATTGCCGTGCGTCTGGATACTAACGAGAACCATCGCCCGCGCGTGGTTTGCGGAAAAAGAGCAGCACATTAACCGGGTCGAAAAGGCCCATTTTGGAGCAGCAGCAGATGGCCGGTAAGTTTGAAATGAACCGCAACCGCACCTTCGAAGAAGTGCACGAGCGAGCCAACCAGCGCGGCAGCGCTGCCGACACATGGTTGAAGCAGGGCATCAACGTGTTCAAGTCCAAGGAAGGCCTGAACACGCTGCGGTATTTGCCGGTGCCCAAGGCGGACGCTGACCGGCTAGGCCTGAGCCATTACGGCATGGAAGTGTTCGTCCACTACAACGTCGGGGGCGATCGCCACAGCTATCCGTGCCTTGAGGCGATGAAGAAGCAGCGCTGCCCTGTGTGCGAGTACCGCAAGCAGCTGGAGGCCGAGAAGGCCGACGAAGAAGAGATCAAGGAGCTGCGCTACCGCAAGACCGTGATCGCATGGGTCATCGATCGCGATGCCGAGCGGACCGGCGTGCAGCTGTGGCCGATGTCCTACACCATGGACAAGAAGTTCTGCGCGCTGTCGATGGACGAGCGCGACAAGACGATCCTGATCATCGACGATCCGGACGAAGGCTACGACATTTCATTCCGCCGCGAGGGTACTGGTCTAAACACCAAGTACAATGGCGAGAAGATCGCACGCGAGCCCAGCTACCTGATGCGTGACGAGCGCGATCAGGAGGACCTGCTGCAGTTCGTTGCGGAGAACCCGCTCGACTCGGTGATCCAGTTCTTTTCCGAGGAGGAGATCGACGCCACGCTCAACGGACGCTCGACGGCCAATGAGGATCGAGGCCGCATCCGTGACGATCGTGAAAGTGATCGAGGCCGTGATAGGGCT